TCAGAAACGGTATCCAACCCCGACGTTGAAGCCGTTTATTTTTGTAGAGGAGATGTTGCTTCCTTCATACCCAACATCGACGACAATATTCTCCAGCGGATTCATCTGTACACCCGCGCCCCAGGCAAATCCCGTTTTCCTTGAGGAAATTTTGTTAGAAAAAGAATCGCCATCCTGAGTGGAATGTTCTTTAAACGTCGCCTTTACCGTGCCGACACCTGCCAGCGCGTATAACGAAAAATTGTCAGACAATCGATAGGCTGGCCCAACCATAAAAGAGCCGTACTTCACCTCAAACTTGTCATGGTAATGAATACCTTCAGGCTCAATAGACCCGGAAGCCTGGCTGTCTCCATATAAGTAACTTAGCGAGGAAATAAAACTTACCGGAGAGTCATCCTCATAACGGTATTTCACATTTACCCCTCGGATATTTTTGAAATCCTGAACTTTACTTTGTGCATACCCCACGGAAAAGGCGTTAGTATCGGCCTGTGCAACATTTACAACCAAAACGCTTGTAGTAATAACTAAAGTGGATAAAATAATATTTTTCATAACAACTCCTTAATACTACTTATTATTTACGGTGTGTTTAAACACCTGCAGTACCGATCCGGCATTCAGTTATCGCCACTATGCCGAATCGACAAAACCACGAATAATTCACCGCTATCGCTCCTGATGCGTTTACTTCCTGAAAGATATTTTTACTACCAAAGCGCTCTATCGCTCATTAAGGTAACCGGTTCTACAATGTCATCTAACTTTTATAGATTTGAATGCTAATTTTTCTCACGCATATATATTTAACAGAAACCATAAAGTGTTTAGCCACTATAGAACAACAAGTTCGCCATACAACTCTTTGATATTTAAAGAAAAAACATCACAACCACATTAAAAAACCTGACGCCGAACGGCTAAAACATGTCATTAAGCAAACTCGCCATATAACCAGAACATATCGCATTGTGCTTCACAGTCCTCACGTGACGCTCCAGCCGCAATACCGTATATGCCATCGCAGGCGCTGTAATCATATTCACGATGATGCTTAGCACGATTTATTCCCGCTCCGATTTAATCTTTTAATATGTCTATCAGTTACAACATTTCTTGTTATAAGAATAGAATCAACACCACAATTCCAACATAAATATCACCTGTGTTGAGAGAGAATTTACATTCCAGAAAAATAATAACGGACGCAAATATTGAACGCGCGATAAAAAAGTCTATTTCGCTATAAAACCCATTATTATTAAGAGTGGTTAACTCTTCGTTGAATAAAAAATGCCAATGACGTTCCATAATTCATTAGATGAACTTCACAAGTCATTACATATAACAGGAGGTGCTATGAAACATCATGCTTTTATGCTTTGGTCATTACTTATTTTTTCATTCCATGTTTTGGCCAGTTCAGGCCATTGTTCTGACTTACAACAGGCATCATGGGATATTTTTATCTACGATTTTGGTAGTAAAACCCCGCAACCACCTACAAATACTGATAAAAAGCAAGCCAGGCAGATTAGTTCACCATCCTGCCCGACGACAAAACCCATGATGTCCGCACCACCCAACGACGCCAGGAAAGGGAATACTTTCTCCAGAACATAATGTTATTTATCTACAATGGTGCCGAACGACCACTTTTAGCCATCCGGAAATCTTGATTGTCATCAAATATAGCTGGCATTATTTTTCCTGACGTGTATAGTGCGCCTCGTTATCCCCATTAAGGAATTTGTTTGTCTCGTAAAATGACAGGAATTGTCAAAACCTTTGATTGTAAGAGCGGTAAAGGTCTCATCACCCCCTCCGATGGACGCAAAGATGTTCAGGTCCACATTTCAGCATGTCGCCAACACGAAACAGAAGCGCTTATCCCCGGTATACGCGTTGAGTTTTGTCGTATTAATGGCCTCCGCGGACCTACCGCCGCCAACGTTTATCTTTCATAATTCGTCAGCCGGCATTTTTTCAGAAAAATTTAGCGAGCCCGTATACCTCCGCAGCCTGCTATGGGCTTTGCCTGAAAGGCTGTAGCATGTTTTCAGTGGCGAAAATCTAAAGGATTTATTTTGCTAATGACTCCCGTGACCTCTTTTATCATATATCGGGTGTCCCCCCCCCCTTCTCACTTTGTTTAACGTGAAGAAATGTACAGCCGTTTTTCACTGTGATAGCATCTAATATTGCAAAAGTATTTAACGCTATATACCCATCGTCACAGGAGTGGCTGGCTGCGCGCATTTAACCGAAGTATTTATGTGATTCTATCGGAATTATCTCTATTGCCGCTCAATGCTACGTCATATTCAGTGGGTATAAATAGCCAATATAGTTGTAACGCTATTTATTTTTAGGGTAATAATTGAATGACTTTGTTTTCAGGAAAATCCACACTGGTTCTCTGCCTCTCCTCTATTTTATGTGGGTGTACGACGAACGGCTTACCCGCCCCTTATAGTATTAATTTGTCGTTCCCGGTCATTACGCAAAACCAAATTAATTCCGGTGGTTATTACATAAATGACGCGGAACAAATTCGGACAACTGATGGTCTGTGCCTTGATACAGGCTCAGATCAACAGAATCGTTTGACGCTGCGGGAGTGTAAGCATGTGCAATCTCAGCTTTTCTCATTTCACCGAGATAGAATCACGCAGGGTGAGAAATGTCTGGATGCCGCAGGACAAGGTACAAAAGAAGGCACACCAATCATTCTTTATTCATGCACGGGTAATGATAACCAGCGCTGGCTCACTGATGATAACAAAATTAAGGGGAAACAGAGCCGAAAATGCCTGGGCACAAATAGCATTATTGTCAGAAAAGGCGACCCTGTTGTGCTGGCCGATTGCGATTTTAGTCGCGCCCTGGAATTTACCATCAGGTAGCAGGACACCGCTGTGAAGAGAGAGCCGCTAACCTCATGACACGACAACAGGTTAGCGACCTTTACTTCCACGTGCGGTCAATTTACTTTACGCCCGCAACGTCAGGATGACAAAACGGCGGCTAAACCTTGACACCAGTTATATACCCAGCTTAAATACTGGTCATCCAACCAGTAAAAAGGAAATGGCGATGTTCGTCGAACTCGTTTATGACAAGCGAAATGTTGAAGGTTTGCCAGGCGCACGCGAAATCATCCTCAATGAACTCACAAAACGCGTACATCAACTTTTTCCCGATGCGCAAGTGAAAGTTAAGCCAATACAGGCGAACGCATTAAACAGTGACTGTACAAAAACCGAGAAAGAACGGCTGCACCGTATGCTGGAAGAGATGTTTGAAGAGGCTGATATGTGGCTGGTCGCCAAATAACGTCCCCTCCTGCGAAAGCGACATGTCCGATCGAAAACAGCGCCCTGAGGCGCTGTCTGTGACGATATAACGCAAACGCTACCACTCAGAACATGTTGTTGTTGATACCTCAGACCGGTATGTGGAACCGACATTCATCGCTTCACTGGCCTGTCGGTATGAGTAGCCCTTATCAACAATCAGCTGTGCGCATTCCAGCCTGAAATCTGAAAGTACGTTTGGTTTTGTTGTTTATTAAGAGCCTATCCCATTAGACTCTTTTATTCGCCAAACTGGCTTTAACGATTACGCCTACTGGGATAGGTTCTAAACTTATCATCAATACGTAAAATACCTATTTACGAACAAAAAGTAACAGGTAAAAATCCGAAATAAAACCAGCATAACTAAAACTTACTGCAGATATGCACACGCATTATTACTATGTTTCCAGGATAGTCTCGACCAGTCAAGACTATCTATTTTATATAAAAAAGGGAAATACTTCACATGAATAAAATACATGTTACATATAAAAATCTCTTACTTCCGATTACCTTCATTGCAGCAACTCTAATTAGCGCCTGTGATAACGATAAAGATGCCATGGCGGAAGCTGAAAAAAATCAAGAGAAATACATGCAAAAAATCCAGCAAAAAGAGCACCAGCAATCAATGTTCTTTTACGACAAAGCCGAAATGCAAAAAGCTATTGCCAATATCAACGCAAAAGGTGGAGCCAATCTTGCGATTATTGAAGTCCGTTTCTTCAAGGGCGGGTATTCATTCATTCGACAAAGCGTTAACACCCCTGCTAAAGTAGAGATGTTTAAATTTAACAACGGCTACTGGGGGGGACCTTCGCCTGTCAACTTAACCATCTTTGGCACTATAACAGAGGAGCAAAAACAAGAAGCACTAAAAGAGGCTTTATTCAAATTCGACTCGATCAATTTCAGCATTATACCAGAGCGTATTCAGGAAACAATTAAACGCGCTAACGCCAGTGGCATCATTTCCGTTACGGAAGATAGCGATATCGTTGTACGAGCAGAGATAGCTCATAATGGCGAATTCGTCTATGACATTACCATCACTGCTAAAAATACAGCACGTGCGGTAATGACCTTAAATAAGGATGGTTCTATTGCCGGATATGAGATCAAAGAACCTTTCGACCCAAAAAAAGAAGCCGAAAAAGCACAGCAACTTGTTGAACAATCGAGAAAAGACATTGAAAGTCAGCGTAAAAAAGCAGCTGAAAAGATGAACGAAATACAGCAGACATTTAAAAAATAGCAGGCGATACAAACATTGATAAAAATTATAGCGCGAAAGAGCGCGTGCCAGGTACTAAGGCACTGCTTGAAGACAGCGAATCGCTATTTCATTCTCTGACACTGTAATTTTTCGTACTCAAGATGTTTATTTATTGAGTCTTTTGTGGATAACCAGGTGAAGTTATGTGACGCCAGGAATCTATTCCAGCGGGCGTACTTGTTGGAGCCAGTGTGAAGCCGGGCAGCGCGCAGAAACCGGAGCGTATACGTTGTACGTGAGAATTTCGAGCACTGCCCGACCTAAAAATGATGAATAAAATAGATATTTTAAAGAGGTAATATGAAGAATTTTTTCAAAATAATTACTGATTTCATCGCGGATATTTCCCTTGATCTATTTGCTATATTTTTATGCATGTTATTCGTATACAAAACAGGACCATCAATTGGTGTGATATCATTTTTTATTGCATTAATTATTTATATCATTCTTCATTTTGTTTTTTACTCATTTCGTGAAAAAATCATAAAAAAAATATTCAAATAAGTATTTAAAATTATTGTTTTGAGGTACAAATTCAGCGCAATAAAACAGAGCAACTAAAAAACAAAAAATTAGGCGTAGCGAAGCGGAAAAGAACTGTCATGTACTGGACCGTGAGCTGGTCGGGAGAGCAATGTACGGGAAAGAGCGAAATACTGTCATTGATATGAGCAGGAATATCGATAGCCAGTAAATCACTCCTGTGGTAATACAGGCCACTTGATGACTGTGAAGGTCGCTTCATCTGAAGCACCGGTGAAGTCCAGCATTTTAAGTGAAAAGCAGCCAGCAGGCGCTTCTGCTGGTCCATATTCCTCTATTTTGCCAGACCACACTAAAGTGCCACACAGGTATCTGCCAGAACGGTCCTGAGATAATAAATATAAAAGCAGTTACTGCCTACCTCAAGAAGTATGCGCTCATGATCATTTAAAGCTCTTTTAAAGAGACTGATAATAAGCTTGTCAATATAATATTATGCAGTCTCTATTAAGCGCCTGGTTTATTTGTTTTGCATAATCATATAGTTGACTTTTCGAGTAAGAGTTTTCTTGCAAAGACAAATAAACGTGTTTTATATCTCTGAATAAACATACATCACCATGAATATGAGCCTCTATATAATTCCCTTCATAGCCTTTACCATAATTAGAATGAGCTAAAAATTTTTCGCCCTTAGCCATTTTAACCAAACTCTTAAAGCAATTATAACCAAAAAAATCATTTTGACAGGATGCAATCAGGTTCTCCATATGCCAAAATGTAGATAATTTACTCGTATCCAGGCCAAATCTGTGGCCGTAGATATCAAAAGGTGATAATGTACAATTTGTTTTTACATTATCATTTAATTCAAAAAATGATTTCCCATAGGCGCTGGCACCTCCATTTTCACCGTTCAGAAAGTCCAGTGCAGCATAAATTGGTCTGCTTGTAGGGCTAAAAGTTCTACTGTTGGGAGTATATGCTACGGAAAAACCGCCTGTCTGACCATATGGGGCATAAGGTGAATCTGCAAGCCTCTCCAGTTCAAATGCTTTAGTTTCAACTGAATCACGTCCGACATTATAAGCAGGTAAATCTCCTGGTCTGCAACCTAATGCATAAGAGTTCAGATATTCTTTATTTTTTAAGAGAGAGACAAAGTCAATTTTTGCCGCATTAAAATTTATTGTCAGCCGGGCATTTTGTAAAATATCCACCATCTTATTTAGCAAGAGAGCGCAATCTATTTCGGCACCACACTCACGGCTTATCCGCCTGAGCGCTTTTTCTCTTATTATGTCAGCGTCGCGCTGACACCTGGAATGAATATGCGCAAGTACTTGTTTTCCAAAAAGGCGACCATACACCTTTTTACGCTCTTCATTGCTGAGACCGCAAAACACTTCGTCAAAAGAAAGCCTGTACGCTGCGCTTACAGAACCTCTCGCCGTTCTGCTTTCTGGAAATGGCGGAACATCTTCAACAACATTTCTAACTTGCTGAATGTCTGAAGACAGTGGAGTACGTCCGGCATTTTTTTCCTTATCTGTTTCCAGATATTCCGGAACCTTTATACTTCCACTATGGCAGATAGGTTTGAGCATATGTCTCCTGAATTTTTATGACTAATATAGCATTCACTTTCGCTGACGTATTCTTTATCAGGCTGATATTTCAACACTTCTTAGCAGCCTTGTAGAAGAGCAAATAAAGCATGCTAATAATTTTATAAAATACTTAACCTACCCACTATTGTAGTCAATAAACCATCACTTTTTATTAAAAAATTATCCTGATAATAACAATAAATCTGGTAAGGCACTTTCAAAAAATAGCCAAACCACACATTATAAAGAAAACCACTACAATCAAAATCGGTAACTATCAGCTTTCAGGGGGTCTCAGGTTATCATGACGATCGGGGTAAAGGATGAACTACTATTGCGGTCTGAATTGAGGGAGTTTTGATAAAGTTTTGATAACCGTTAGAATGCTAATAATAAAAACGGGGACGTTAAGTCCCCGTTTTTGTTTTTAACAATTATCGTTATTACATATTTGCGATAATCGCGTCGCCAAACTCACTACATTTCAGCAGCTTAGCGCCTTCCATCAGGCGTTCAAAGTCATAGGTCACGGTCTTCGCGGCAATCGCGCCTTCCATACCTTTAACAATCAGATCCGCCGCTTCGAACCACTGCATGTGACGCAGCATTACATTGCCAAAAACATACCAACCATTTGATAAAGTTGAAATTATCATTCTTCCTACTATCAAAAAAATCCAGTAACTGCCTTTTACAACTCATTGATTATCAAAACGTTGATTTTAGTTTTGGGGAAGAGTTTTCTTCAAGATTCCAATTTTTTCACGCCAGTACATTCAACATGATGCTACTAATGGCACCCCCCAATAGTGAAGCTTCTACATTGGTTGAGGTCGCTCGGAGAAACACCGGAACAGCCACTCGCATATCCTCTTCTATACTTTCAGTCTGACCGACTGGAGGTTTCATATGTGTGGACGCTTTGCACAAGCACAGACCCGCGAAGAATACCTGGCATATCTGGCCGATGAAGCCGAGCGCGATATCGCTTATGACCCTGAACCTATAGGCCGGTACAACGTGGCGCCCGGTACCAAAGTTCTGCTGCTCAGTGAACGCGACGAGCAACTGCATCTGGATCCGGTATTCTGGGGATTTGCGCCCGGATGGTGGGATAAACCACCGCTGATTAATGCACGGGTTGAGACTGCGGCCACCAGCAGAATGTTTAAACCGCTATGGCAACATGGCCGAGCTATCGTGTTTGCTGATGGTTGGTTTGAGTGGAAGAAGGAAGGCGACAAGAAACAGCCATACTTCATCCACCGGGCTGACGGCCAGCCAATATTCATGGCGGCGATCGGCAGCATACCGTTCGAACGCGGTGATGATGCCGAAGGATTCCTGATTGTCACCGCTGCAGCCGATAAAGGTCTGGTAGATATTCACGACCGCCGCCCTCTCGTTCTGTCACCTGAAGCAGCGCGGGAATGGATGCGGCAGGATATTGGCGGAAAGGAAGCCGGAGAGATAGCAGCAGACGGGGCAGTGCAGGCAGATAAATTTATCTGGCACGCCGTGACTCGAGCTGTTGGCAATGTGAAAAATCAGGGACCAGAGATGATCGAGCCTGTCACTTAACGCGCAGCAGATCGGAAAACCTTGTTGTGTACCGCGGCGAAAGCATCTCACGTTTCATCGCCCATTGCTGCTGGATGCCCTGTCCTGCAAAATACAGCGTCCCCCTCCCGCCTTTGGCGTTGAGTTGATCCAGCACCTCCATCAGCTTCTCGCTGCCAGCACGTGGGGCATTGTCATCAAACAGGTTAAGCTGTGCGACACCCTGGCTAAAGAAATCCCCGAGCATAATGCCAGCCTTTTGGTAGCGGTGCCCATCCTGCCAGATTTTGTCCAGGCACTTAACAACAGCGTTGATGATGTCGCGGGAATCATGAGTGGGTGTGAGAAGCTTCACTGACGCGCAATTGCCGTAATACGGCTCGTTAAGCGCGAACGGTGACGTCTTGACGAACGCCGAGATAAAACGGCAATACTGGTGCTCACCACGTAGTTTTTCAGCACCACGGGCAGCATAACTGCAGATAGCCTGGCGCATCTGTTCGTATTCGGTAACGCGTTCTCCGAATGACCGGCTGCAGACGATTTCCTGCTTTGCCGGCGCAAACTCCTCTAGATCCAGACATGGTTCGCCACGTAGCTCCCGGACCGTTCGTTCCAGTACCACATTAAAGTGCTTGCGGATAATCCAGGTGCTTTGCTCTGAGAGATCCAGAGCCGTTTTGATTCCCATGGCATTGAGCTTCTTGCTGATACGCCTGCCGACACCCCACACATCCTCTACGGGTATCAGTGCCAACAGCCGACGCTGGCGGTCAATGTTCGACAAGTCAACCACCCCGCCGGTCTGGCGCTGCCACTTTTTCGCAGCATGGTTAGCCAGCTTGGCAAGGGTTTTCGTCTGGGCAATGCCTACGCCGACAGTCAGGTGCGTGCGCTTCAGGACCGTCGCTCTTATCTCGCGCCCGAAATCTGTCAGATCCCGGCAGTTTCGCACCCCAGTCAGATCACAAAAAGCCTCATCAATGCTGTAAATTTCTACCCGCGGCACCATCTCCTCGAGTGTGGTCATTACCCGGTTCGACATATCAGCGTAAAGCTCATAATTGCTGCTGAAGCAAACAACACCAAATTGCTGGAAGCGTTCTTTCTGTTTGAAGTATGGCTCACCCATTGCGATACCGAGTTGCTTCGCCTCGGTGCTACGCGCAATCACACAACCATCATTGTTCGACAGTACGACAACCGGACGCCCTCTCAAATCTGGTCTGAATACAGTTTCACAACTGGCGTAAAACGAATTAACATCGCAAAGTGCGAACATACTCAGCTCGCTGCTTTAACGATGAAAGTAACGACGCCGAATACGTCCAGCGTGTCTTCGCTGTCGACGATGATCGGCGAATAAGCGCTGTTCATCGGATTGAGCTGAACTGTAGGTCGCAGCTGCAGACGTTTAACAGTAAACTCCCCATCCACGGCTGCAATAACAATATCGCCGTGTTCAGCAGTTCGTGAGCTATCCACCACCAGCAGATCACCATCGTTGATGCCTGCTTCAATCATTGAATCACCCGTGGCTTTGACAAAATACGTTGAGCTGGGATGAGAAACGAGCAACTCATTAAGATCGATACGCTGCTCAATGTAGTCTGCCGCGGGACTTGGGAAGCCACACGGCACTAAATAACTGAAAAATGGCAGAGAAATAATTTCGCGCAACTCTGTAGGTCTGAAAAATTCCATAATCCATACCCCAAATACTGTTTTTATATACAGTAGTTTCATTTGAACATGCGCGCAAGATACCGGAGTCGTTACGGCTGTTTAATTATTCATCTCTTCGTTTGTAAGTTTCTCTCTCTATTCAAATTATGGGTTTTGTAAATTTTCTGGTGGTATTGCCATATGCGCATATTTAAGCCAGTTTAGAGGCTGGGAACTTTCTGTACAGCGTCGACAGCCCCACATCATAAATAATCGCTACCTGCTGTCGCGGTACTCCTGCCCGAGCTGTGCCCATAGCTCCAAGGTGAGCTTTGGACGCCTGCCACCAATTCGCCCCTGCTCCCTTGCCGCTGCCAGCCCGGCGCGGGTTCTTTCCACAATCAGTTCCCTCTCCATGGTAAACCGGGTGGATACCTCAAATTCTGACTGGCCGGATAAGCCAGCCAGTCAGTAGTCGTTACCGTGACAATTTAATTATCCATATATCACAAAATCACTTGCTTACGCGGTAATTAATCCATTTGGTTAATAAAAAGTTATTTCGTTTACCAGCATATTTTACCCAATGGTAGTTCTGGGATTGATATACCTGCCGGCCAGATTTTACACCACGGAAACGAAATACCTGGGAATCCTTTATTACCGCTTTCAGTGGCCATTGCAGATGAAGAAAATGTTATGGCTGATATGGCAAAAACCAGCGCTAACAATACACTGTTAAGTTTATTCATAATATCACTCACATAATTGATAGCTATGCTTCACCCTTAACTTTTACCGCAATCCTTTTATCAGGATAAAGCAGAAAAGAAAGTTTTCCTTGAATATCTCTTGATTGTTAAGTAAATATTTAGTTTAAAAGTAAATAATAAGTACAGTAGTTTTTTCTTTTCTAAAGAAAATTTACTTATATCTTAGTGACTTCGTACAGATACCTGAACCGAATTAACACCTAAAAACTAGCAAGTCAGTAGTAGTCGTTATTGTGGTAATTCAGGCCACCTGATTTCCGTGAAGGTGGCTGAGTCTTTCACGCCGCTCAAATCCAGCGTTTTAAGCGCCCTGATATACGCCATCCATTTAGTCAGGCTGTCCTTATCGTCGTCACTGATTTCACCCAACGCCAGTTCGGTTCGCCAGTCGGCAATGGCGCTGTTAGCGGCATCCAGTAGTTTCTGTCGGGTGGTTTCGGCCTTAGCCTGATAATCCACCGGAACGGGTAAAACCTTACCATCTCTGTACAACCATGAGCCATCACCACGGCAATCATCAGGACAGTCAGCAGCGTCTATTTCCGCAACAGACATATTAACCGGCCACAACATTGATACAGCATATGTGTTTCCACGTTGCGGGACTGGTTGATTAACGACACCCCAGATAACCCCTTCAGGGTCGTACATGATTTTTGCAGTATCATCAGAAAATAATGACTGACATTCATACCAGTCCTGCCCGTCTTCTGACTCCAGAAAATATGCACCTATATTTATTTCGGCCTGAGTTTTACCCCTGTTTACAGGCGCGTCAATCAGTCTGAAATTTTTAATATCCTGATATTTTTTCATTATACCGTTCCCCCTTGTACGGTATACCACTGATTCCCGACTCGTTTTTGCAAAGGCGCATAATTAATACCATCAATATTTTCGCCTTGATTATCTTTCCAGACGGAGGTAACTACATACCCGGGAGTGTTAGGCCAGGAACCTGCATTATTCCAGGTAGTCACTGATGTGCCAGCCCCTAACTGAACATCTGCGACGAAATTATTATTAATCCAAACACTCAGCCAGCTATTCCCCCAGACAGAACCAAAGATGTCGCCGTTATTCTGATAGATGGCCCCGCCTGCACGAAGTGTGTTAGCGGTGATATCTCCATTGACCGTAAAGACAATCGAACCATCAGGATTTCGCTGGCTGTACAGATGCCATCCCTGATCGTCGTCCAGTTCAATAACAGTAGGCCTGTTTGCGTCGCCCCATAAATTAAACGTGGCTGTCATTGTCGAATTATTATTACTCGTCAGTGACAGCCTTTTCCCGTCACCTGCTCGTATGCCACCATTAGTGAGAACATCTACTGACAGGTGTAACCCGGAATTGTCGATATAACCGACCCGGGCATTATTGGCGTAAATACCCAGAATGCCGTCGCCATCCTGTTTAAACCCTGTATCGTTATCACCGAGCACAATCGAATTACCGCCCAGTGCATTGTTAGTACCAATACCCAGCGGGCCGTTAAGCTGCCCCCCTGTAATCGGCAATGCACCCACATCTTCGTAAGTGGGTTTCATCAGACTATTAAACAGTGTATATGTCTGACCGCTGGTTGAGTTTCCCGGCTGTACTGATGAATATTCAGGTGTACTGTGCAGCGTGACAATTGCATTACCGGTGTAATCATATTGTGCAATTAACCAGTACGCATGCTGGCCGATATTAATATAAATATCGTAAGTGTCGCCTGATGTATTAACCCATGCGACCTCGTTAGCCGCAGCAGGCGAACGTCTCCACAACGTGGCAGTTATTCCAGCAGGTGAACCATTACCAGCACGCAGCACTAATTCACTGATTGCCGCCTGCTCAAATAAGCCAACGTTAAACCCAGCCCCTCCATATAATTTAATCACCGCAGTTGATGTAGCCTGCGGCATTACAACCGTGGCGATTTTGTACCATCCAGAAGCATCATTAAATGTGATGTTGGTAGAGGTCACAGCGCCGATGGTTCTCGCAAATTGTTTTTTGTCCGGAATGTCGGCGCCGTTCTGGTCTTTTTGCAGTGCGCCCGCAGCCAGATTTATCGTTTCGCCTAAACCAACGTTTTGGAGAAACAGCGGCTTATTCGGGATGTCCGCGCCATTCTGATTTTTTTCAAGACGGGTTTTAACCTGTTCATCGATCAGCCTGCCAATGGCGGCGTGAAGCTGCGTATGTTCGCCTTTACTGAGTGGTATGCCGGAGGCTTCAATAACAGTGCAGACCTCTTCCTGGACTGCATCCCACATATCACTGTTGAGATCCGTTGCGCGGCGGCCCGTGGCGGGATCACCATTCGTAAATCCGTTTTTTCCCTGACCAAATTTATCTTTTTGCGCAGTGGGCGTATCAATTCTGTGCATTCTCTTTTCCTTCCGGATAAGCAAAAACAACAACCGTATGTGACGGACAAAGCTTATCAATCACACATTCAGCAACAGTATCGCCCCACGTTCTGATCGCAGAATCGCAGGTGCTTGTACAGGTCTGCCAGCTGATGTTCGCATCGGCCGGAATATTCACACGCCAGTAGTAACGCCAGAATTTCCCCCATTCAGGATCGGGTGTGCTGTCGAGATTTTGAAACTGCTCAATGGTGGCAGCGGTATACCCCAACGCATCAAGCTGTTCCCGATAAAACCTCTCGTTTATACCACCGGCAACATTTGCCTTTGCATCCAGCCGTTGCTGGCGCTGCTGTAATGTCTGCACGCCTTCCGGTGCACAGGAATCAGGCAGGCCATACAGCTGTTCATAACGGTCTATCAGTTCTGTGGTTCTGGCCGGATCAATTTCAGCCATCAGTTCATCCGCTCTCTGATGTACCCGGTTCAGCGACGGCGCCAGCCCTTCAATCAGTGGATTTTCTCCATCCCAGGCAGGCCCTTCCGGCAGAAGGTGATAAAGTAACTGCGTATATTCGTCCTGTAATGCCATAGTTATCCGTTCTCCCCGGTATAGGTGGTCCAGGTTATATTCCCCAGGACAGGAAGTTCAGTTTTGCCCAGTGCCACATCTGCCGCCGGCACACGCAGCTGATGTGCCACTTCCCCGGTCGCCAGGCTTATCGCCTCGCTGATTCGCGAAACATAAATTTTTCCGGACGGCGCGCCATCACGCAGCATCAGCGCATTTAGCTCCGCAATAATGGCAGTACGAATTTCCGGAGTATCTTTGGCCAGTGCGACAGTTACCGGAATGCTTTTTTCAGTGGCAGCGAAAACAAAGAGACCGCCGCCAGCGACAGGTGCCAGCGGCAAAATATGGTCACGTACAGCCTTAACGAGATCGTCGCCAGGAGCCGGATTAACCGGGTTACTGGTAGCCACCATCACACCAACGGTGCCGGTCCCTTTATAATGGCGGAATGTCCACGCACGGGTTATTCCTGCGATTTCCTTTGCCCAGATGACGTAATCAGGATCAGCGCCCCCCTGTGGTATCCAGTAATAGCGCTCCATGACACGCGCGCGCCACGTTTCAAGCTCCTCTGTATCAGCCCCCCCGGTCAGAGTGTCAGCGTAACCTGTAGAAGGAATACCAGTAATCGGCGTGCCAAGGCGTAACGCCGTACCATCGTCAGTATTACCGGCAGTTCCCGCCACATCAGCAATAACCGGCACACGTAACAGGCCGCCGGAAGCTTTCACCGTCTGCAGGGTCGTGAATGTAACCTGATCATCCCGCTGAATCTGTGTCCCCGCGGGGATCTCCGGCGTTCCGGCAATACCATCCCAGCGTGCAAATCCCTTCGCAGATACGGCATTTTTCCTGGGACAACGCTTAATCCTCGCGTGACGGTAAAGCCAGTCCTCATCACACATATCAGGCAGCATATTCCGGGCCAGATAATCGATATAACCATACAGCGTATGTACGGCAGCAGCCTGTACCCGGCTGTAAACCTCGGCATCCATGCGACGTAACACAACATCCTGCTGAAAACGGGTCAGTAAATCGCTGCGAATGCTAGCAATCAACTGAGGAAGTTCAGGACGTGCAAATTGACTGTCAGCCATTAAGTTCGCTCCATATATCATCGAATGTGATATTGTGAATTACCCCGTCCCGCTGATATATCGTCACGCCAGCCGCCAGGGTATCTGTTCCTGTGCGTTCAGATGTCACATCAATACGTGCCGCCACGCCATCGTCTGTCATCCACGCCAGCGCCTGCTGCATGTATTCACGGGCATCCTGCGGCGTTTTATTGGTGAGTTTGCGGCGTTTCAGCAGGTAGAGGCGGGAACCGATGCGGTCATTCTGAACAGCAGGCCAGGTGTCCCCCCACCAGCCGTATGGCTGTGGGGTCCTGTCATCCCGCTCCGCCCGGCGCCAGGTAAAAAGAGAAATCACCACTGCCCGCGTCAGAAGGTCGAGCGAAGCCGTGGCATCCTTACGGATTCCATTAACATAAAGGATCATGGTGTCAGCTCATGGGTTGGCCAGGCTTATCGGTTATACCGCCGCCATCGCCATTTTCTTTATGGGTATGACCGTTATAGGTCGTGCGCATTTCAGCCATCGTTTTTCCACTGCTGTCACAGTTGTCCCTGATATCGCCAGTGGATTCGATCGGCATTTCAAAACGTGCTTTAGTGGCATTCGTGAAAATAACTGGCTTTCCGCCGCCATTTATCACTATTCCGGCGCGGGTTAATGTGACCGACTGCCCCTGATCGTCATATAGCGCGACTTCCCCGCTCGCCAGCCCTTTCAGTCTGAAGCGGCGGTCAGCCACAACCACAGCCACTCCGTGCGAACGGTCACCGCCGGGAAACAATACCACCGCTTCTGCGCCATTCTGTGCTGCAGAGGTGAAACCGTAAGGTTCAAGATGCTCCACATTTTCTTTTTTTTCACCGGCAATAAGTTTCAGTCCGGCAGTCTGGCATTTTCTGACGGTATCAATCGCGGTAATGACTGCGCGCGTTATCATGTTCTGAAGAGGATGGTTAGCCATCAGAAATCCGCCTCCTCACTGACTTTTTTCTTCGCTTTCGGCCTGAATGGTTCAGGAAGATAAGCATCCGCAGGCCCCACCCGGATTTCGGTCAGGGTGCCGTTATTGTCCTGGCTGTACGTCACTTCGGCGATCACCAGCGTTTCATTGTCAAAACCGTTCAGCGGGTCATACACCACCACGGCCTGATTCGGTTTCCACAATTCGCCATTCCCCTGTCTCCATCCCTGTACGGTATAGGTGGTTTCCAGCGTTTTCGCCGCACGCTGACGGGCTTCAAATTCACAGCGTGATTTGCAGCTGTCAGTTGTGGCAGTTCCTGACTGCTGAATGGTGTGGGGACGATACCGCGTGACGCCTGCATCACCAGTACTCTGCCGGATAGCAGCAATGGTTGCCTCGCCGAAATCGTCATCCGTACCAGGACGCTGCCCCGTAACCAGATAACTGGAGAAACGCTCGCGAACACTACGCTCGGTATCACAGGAAAGAATATTCTCGCCAAGTACCAGTGCCGTGGCTGCTTTCATACTGCCCGGCCTGCCGAGAACCAGCCGTCCCCGTTCGTCGTCATATGCCAGCGCCTGAGCCTGTCCAAGCAACCTGTTCAGACAGTCCACAACCGTTTCACCATGTTCCGGCTGAGCCTCAATAACGGCGGCTGCCGGCGCGCCTGCATCAACAACGTCCACACCGAATGGCCGGGCAAGTGCGCTGGCGATCAGGAATAAATTTTTCCCGTTATGCTGTGCAGGCGACGCAGAACAGTCGATAAGATCTGCCGTTTTGCTGCGCCCGACAATGCCCGTCATAATGGTCTGCGCATCATAACGTAGCGGTAACGCCTCAACCCAGCCGGTAATAACTAAATCATCGCCAATGAGTACCTCTACAGCGTCACCATTTTTTACTGGCGGTACGTCTTCTCCACCAGGCCACTGCCGGGTGATCGAGACATTAAAGTCCCGGGCAATACGGTCAATGCCCGCACTTATCCGTACTGACGTCCATCCTCCCCAGTCACGCCCGTTGACGCGTAAAAAAACCGTATTATTCATCGTACCGGAACCCTCAGCGGCTCAACCGGGATAAATCCCGGATGGGGAACGGGATTACGAGTGAGGATGTCAGATTCCCGCCCGGCGTCGTCATACCAGGCTGCAGCCAGTACCAGTGCAGGCAGAACATCATCAGGCGTTCGCAATGCAGTACGTTCAACCTGTGCCAGTCGTGCAGAAATATCGCGATTGAGATCCGTCCGCATAACGGAAATTTGCTGGAAAAGCACATCGTCCCGGATACGCAACTGCTCCTGGTCAATCGCAGCATTGAGCGCGGTCCGGATAGCTTTCAGATCTTCATAATTCGGTGGAAAGCTGCCATTACTGACTGTCTGTACACCATCCAGCGCCGGGTGCATGACAGTGATAATGTCTGAGTCACGGCCTGTTCCTGCAGGCTGATTTACGCCCCGGACATCAGGTACATCACGCGGCTGCTTCAGTGTTGTCACGGCGTGGACGGCTGTGCTGATGGCTGTTGTCCTGATGGCGGCTGCGATCATATTGCGTTGCATTTTCTGTTTCGCAGCAGATCCGGAGTCAGTGGGCCAGGTGCCACGGGGGGAAAGACCGGGATCAAGCGTGATACCTGACATCGTTTTTATCATCGTGACCAGATCCGATGTACTGCCTCTGAGCCTGTCACCTGAGCGCCAGGCTTTTTGCAGTGCGTTAACGAAATCACTTGCGGCGCTCGGTGGCATCAGAATGACAGACAAATCCCCCTGTAACAGCCGCATTGCGGCAGACACGCCGGAGTCAACCATCCTGAAAGCATCGGCAACATCGCCCAGCATGGCGGCAGCATCGGCAATGACATCGTTCTGGATAAAATCAGAAATACCTGACAACGAGAATGTGGAAAACATACTGTCAATCGCATCGTCGAAAAGCCCGCCTGATGTTTCCAGGCGCTTCGCCGTTGCCATTCCCGCCACAGGAAAAGAAAGTTCACCACTTTCCACAAACTGAAAGGAGACACGACACATGCGCCCTTCTGTACTGCTGTGAGTGATCCTGACCTGTCCGTCAATGCTGCCCTGCATTTCGCCATACTGCGGATGGACCAGCGTACCAGGGCCTGCGGTTTCAATGGCACCAATAAGACGATCCCGCCTGTCTGCGTAATCATCACCGACAAGATAAGCATTTATCGTCAGGCGGCGCGTGGCGCGACCTAAATCCTCCGTCCAGGGCTTATCCCTGTTCGGATATTCATGTACCTGTACGCGGCGTCCAAAGGTGCTTTCATCATCTTCAACGGAGAAAGGTACTCCACGAAATGATGCATCACGCAGGCGACCGCGCCAGCCTGTTGAGGAGAAAAAAGCCATAGTTACCCCAAAAGAAAACCCGCATTAAGCGGGCTTCTATGTCGTCGATAAAGTGATTATTACGGTTTTGTCACTTTACATTTGACTTCCGTAACACCGGACGTGCCGTTTTTATTTATTCCTGCTTTCACTTCACCATTTTTCATAACTTTCACGAAAAATTGTCCACCGCGAATTATAAAACCAAAATCCCAACCACTTATGATATCTGACATGATGTCGTTGTTTGGATGGATTGGAATAATACTTTTCATTTCTGCAGGAGTATCGTCTGTGTTTTTGAATACAAACACCCCCTTGCTCATCCCATAAGTATAATCGGCATGAGTAACCAAAACACGCCCGCTTGCTGATTGAGCAGGACAAGTAATATCCAGAGATGTAGAGACCTCTCCTGTTGAGTTTATTGCTGCTTCAATTTCATTGACGAAATCAGTTGTAGGTGTTTTTTTTGCGAATACAGGGAAAGACAAAACCATCACACAAGCAGCAACCAATATTTTATTCATACTCCATCTCCAGATATTATTTATTACTGAAGGGAGAATACCCTACATCATGGGTAATGTTCATTAAAGGATTTCCCGTTTTCGGTATGTCCAGCACCCTCATGCCCTGTGGTGCATTCTCAAATGTCACTTTGAGTTCACTGCGCTGCGTTGATGGCGGGACAGCTCGCTCGAGTACGCCAGAACGCCGGGTCAGTGGCACATAAGGTTGATAACGCCCCTGCGGAATCGGGGTGTCCATACCAAGAAGCTCTTTGAGTCTGGGAATAAAACCGTTATACCCGCGTTCACGCTCCTTCGTTTGCAGCTTCTGTACAGCGAATGCGCCAGCATCCATACCCGCATCCTTCGCGCCCTGCTCCAGATCCTTAAGCTCTTTAAAGAGTGACACCGCCACGCCAATTGTCAGCGTCATGGCCCCCATCCGGCCAATTTTACCCAGCAGACCGGAAAGCCGTCCGGCCAGCAGGACGGACTGCTGCAGGGCACCAATGGTCCTGACGGTAAAAGAACCAGCCATAACCAGACCAACCCCTTCAATCACCGTCTCCCATCCGCCCATCTCCTGCGCAACGTTATCGACCTCCTGCCATACCGCCTTAATCACCGGAGCAACATCGTCCCAGTTCTCAATGATCAGCATAGCGCCTGCCACCAGCGCCGCAATGGCGACTTTCGCCGGAGAGAGATTAATGACACTGTTCAGGATTTTGACAGCCCGGGACAGGCTGCCAATGGATACGCCAACAGCCAGCAGCGCCGCGCCGAACTTCGCCGCAGACTGAACCAGTTCAGGATTCGCGCGAACGAATGTCCGGAGCTGCTCCAGGTAAGGCATGACCGCTTCTGCAGCTTCGTTAATGGCGGGCAGGAAGGTATCGCCCAGCGTTACCGAAATCGCATTGACGCTGTTTTTCAGCAGAACCAGCTGGTTTTCTGTTGTGGCCGCGCGGGATGCGTATTCCTTCTGCATCGAGCCGCCATATTCCTGGGCATCAGCCACACGATCAAAATTGGTGCGTAACAAATCCAGGTTGGTCAGCAGCGGGGCAATCGCGCTAAGTGACTCCTTGCCAAACAGCGCATTCATGACGGCGGCCTGTTTAGCTTTTGGCACTTTCGCGAGCGAGTCCAGCACCTTCAGCATGGCCCCGCGCGAATCCTTTTGCATATCCTCAGCGAGTTTCCGGGGATTCAGCTTCAGGAAAGCCATAGCCTGTTTCTGGGCTTTGGTTGCCGAATTACCTGCGGTTAACGACAGCATGAAGTTTTTGATACCGGTGGAGGCTATCTCCGATTCAACCCCCATCCCGGCAATGGTGGCGCCCATCGCGGCAATTTCGCCGGATGCCACTCCGGCAACACCGCCAAGCGGACCAATCCGCGTCACGATATCAGAAATTTTCTTCGCATTTGCCGGGCCGGTATTCCCCAGATAGTTGATTTTATCGGCCAGGACAACCACGTCTTCCTGCGTCAGTTTGAACGCTGTCCGCCACTGCGCCATCATCTGACCGGACTCTTCGGCAGTGGTATCAAACGCCACACCCATTTTCACTGCGTCGTTCGCAAACTGCATCAAATCGCCGCGGGCAATGCCTGCCTGCCCGCCCGCCGCCACGATCTCTGCAATTCCCTCCGCCGCCATCGGTAACTGTGTGGACAGCGTCAGGATATCGTCACTCATCTGCGCGAATGCTTTTTTATCATCCAGGCCGTCAACCACCTTCCTGATGTCAGCCATTTTTGACTCAAAGCCGATCGCAGCATTCACGGGCAGCGCCAGCGCCCCAAGAACAGCGGTCCCGGCAGCAGCAGCACCGATCGCCAGCCCGGCCATTTCTTTCTGAAATCCCTTCAGTTCCCGCTGCATCCCTTTCAGCGGACCCGATAACTGGTCAACGGCAGTGATAATGGCCTTTAACTGGAAACTGTCAGCCATGCTTCATTTCCTCATTGATACGGACAGCCTCCGACTCCAGCTCCAGAAAATCGGATATCGCCGCCCGCCGGAGCTCCAGGGGGTTTATTCGCCAGAAGTATGCGGTGTTGTAGACCCGCTTTCTGAGTCCTCCTCCGTCTCCGACCGGGTAAAAAAATTGAGGATCAACATACAGGCTTTGAAAATATCCAGTTTTGCCAGTTGCGCTGCCGAGGAGCGTGGAATACCTGCCAGCACAGGGATATATTTCAGCGCAACCGAACTGTCCAGCCGGACGCCGCCGTCACCGGAAACGGTGAACGGAAAACCAATGGCTTCGATTTCATCGTAGGACGGTTCGCGCAGCTCCAGCACATGAAGCTTTTCGTTATGCGCCATAATCGGCTTTTTGAGCACAAGTTCTTTTATCACTGGTAAAATCCCTCTTCACCGTGGAACTCAAGATCCACGGTGCCCTCTTCCGGGTTATGGTTGGCTTCGCCGTGCAGCCAGGCGTTTGAGAGAACATACACCTGACCATTTGCCAGCTCTGATGTGATGGTCATAACATCAGAAGACGTAATTTTATCGACCGGGAAGTTTTTCGGCACTTTGGCGGTCACCTTCGTATACGGTGCCCGGCTGGTTTCCTTGTAGTCAACGGAACCATCCAGGCCAATCACGTCGTCACGAACTTTGGTGTTCATGGGGACTTCAATCCCTCCGGTTACCGACAGTTGCTGTCCATCGATTTTGAAATACGTTGTTCCCGCAATTTTTCCCATTATGCAGCCTCCTCGCTGTACTGCAGACGGAACTGGTTAAGCACTGCAAACACACGTAACTGATTGACATAATCAGGCGGAAACAGCACATCCAGGCGGTTCGAATTGTTCGCGTTACGCTCAACTATCAGATGTTGCTGGAACAGATCGAAGTTTTCCACGATGCCTTCCCGCTCCATCTGGCGATATGTTGATCCCAGCTCACCACGGATAACGGCAGGCGTGACAATGGCCTGACCAGACCCGAAACGCGTACCATCATTAGCAAGTTTATGGCGCCCGTATTTACTGGTAATAACAGATTTCAGACGGCGCAACACATAAGCACTGGTATGCAGCGTCTCGCTGTCAAGGTAGCTGTTATCCGCCACACCATACGCATTTTTCCTGTACGTCGTGATATCCCGCTGAATACGCAGCACGCCGCTTTCCACATACGCCGTTGCCACACCGTGGGAAAGTAACGTCTGCTGTTCAGTCGTCGTGAAGCGTTTGCCTTTCGGTGCCGGCAGCATGTCCACCAGTTCCCCGGTCTGGGTCGGGCGCGCCGGATCGTTACGGATAAAAACCGCAGCACGGGCAGTACGGCTTGCAGCCAGTTCATCAGCAGGCGTCTGGGTGTCTTTCTCATAGCCCGCCAGGGTGATGTGCTGCAGGTTAAACTGGTCACCCGCGGCCACAAGCTCCGACAGAGTCCCCGTCTTCGCCGTATAAACGTGACCATACAACTGCCGGACATAACTCCAGCGACCGCTGGAATCATTCATTTCAGTTGCCATCGTGTTCACCGATGCCGTGTCGTTAAACGGAAGGCCGATATAATCGAACGGCTCATCTCCCATCGCTGCCACCGCGTCGTTAAGAGCTGGCGCACCAGCCCCCTTCACGCCACTGGCAACCGTAATATTCACACCTGCCGGTAACACCTCCCCACCGCCAAAGCCGTAATAATTGAGAGTGACCGGAATTTCATTTCCATATAACCCCTTGTGGCGCGCAGTCAGTGTCACCACCCCCGCTTCTGATGTTGCCGTAAAGGGAAGATCAGGGTTTGCATTGACCGCATCCTTAATGCTCACAGCCACCGCCGCAGCGTCATCACCGCTGGTCACGGGAGCCTGAACGCGGGTTCGGCCGGTATAGACATTCACCGTTCCGGTTTCCGTCGCTTCGCCAGTTACCGTCAAAGCGACGGTTGCTGCCGCGCCTGTGGATTCAGGTACGGCAATGACATACAGTTCGCCAAATGGATCGGTCTTACGGTACGCCCCGACCATACGGGCCAGCTGGCTTCCGGCACCGCAAATCTGACGGGCATAATCAACCGATGACACCAGAACAAGACTGTTGACGGCAATTGACGCATCATTGCTGGCGTGACCAATCAGCAGTGATGCCCCGCTGTCCCGGGCGGTATTTGCCGCCGAGTTATCCATCTCGGCATAAAACAGCGGAACCCGTGTATCTGACGGGATGGAATTAAAACTAATCGCCATTTGTTTTCACCTTTTTATTTGTGCGCCGGACATCACCAGCGGCCTCGCGGCGCAGCCAGTAGTTATTCTCATCAACATTTCGACCTCCTTCAGGTAAAAGGTCGCCACGGGCCGGATCGGGAACCGATCGCCCTTTTGCGGGTTTCACAAACATGGTTTATTCCTGAAATGTAATTTCGGTGTGGTGCTCGATGTCGCCACCTGGCCCGGTACCGGGTTCGATAAAATCAACATCAATACTGAGCGTTTTAAGATCGGGCAGGCCGTCCAGATCATCCTGCTGGCGGGTGTCTGTTTCGGTAATTTCATACTTCACCGTGAAGTCGAACTGGTAATACAGTTCGTGGCGATTCAGATCGAGAAGCATCCCACCCGCATACTGAATTTCATGCGCCTGCGGATCCGGCTCCCACCCCAGCAGCGCCTTCCAGATTTCCTGCCTGACGTCGTGGACTGCGTCGTAAGAAGCCCACTGCCCTTTTTCATCCCGTTCGTTGCTGAGTACCACGATGACGGAAAAACCCTCCGTCAAATCCTGCCAGTAGTCGGTCTGCGATTTCTGCTCACCCGTGACGTCTTCGACTGGCACAACATACGCGGCTGGTAGTCTGAGCTTTCCGGCCTCCGGTATCGCTTTAAACTGCGCTGCGCCACCCACACGGTTTTCAAACCGGGGGCAACGGCTGCGAAGTGCCGCAATAATCGGGGTTAATTTCATTTTTTCTTCCTTCGCTGAGGACGGAGTGATTTTCGCAATTCGCGGGAGAGCACATAACGTGTCCAGCTGCGGCGTTTATCCAGAACCTCAGTCATGTAGTTGTTACGTGGTGCCACACGCCAGCCGCTGCCGCCTGATGCGCCGCGATGATGGCCTTTCTTACGCTTCGCCCCACGGCGAACACCGTAGAACAGAAAGGCGGGGTAAAAGGCACCGTTGATATGCCGGTTGCCCTCGCCGTTTTTCTGGTTAGGCGCGATCTTCACCATGAGCCCCGGACGTTTTTTTGACGCCCGGGGTACGTAGTAGCCGATAGAACGCGCCAGCTGGCCGGTGCGGTACGAGGGGTTTTCGCCTGGCTTCGAGCGGCCACGTTTCATGACCAGTCGTCGCGCATCACGCATGTGCACCTGACCAATTTTGACGAACGCCCGTCGCATTCTCGCCCGGTTAAACACCAGTTCTTCCGGCTGTACGAAATCAACGTGTAAATATGCTTTCTGCGGCATAGTCACTCCCGTTATCGGTACCCAGCGCTTCGCACTCGAGCAACAGAAAGCGGCGTTTACTGTTCAGATCACGGACCCGTTTAACCCGATAAGAAATATCGTCGTGGAGCACTTCATGATCGGCGGTGATACCGCGGCGAAAACGGATGGTGAAATAGTGCGTCACCCTGTTTTCTATCTGCACAGACCCCTGATAAGCTGCCGCACCGGGTTGCGCTTTTTTGGCCCACGTCCGGATCTGCTCCGGGTACGTCGGCGTTACGCCAAAGTCATCAGCCGGAACATCGACACGCCGCCGGATAACAATGCGCTGGTCAAGTTCGCCCGGGTCGGGCAAAAGGTATGTGGCGCTGGTCTGCGCCTGACGAATTTTCATTGTGGAAAGTACCTGTATGGACCGACAAGCCAGCCAAAGCTCTGTGGCATGTCGAGTTTTTCCACTTCCGTGACGGAAGATCGGTTTTCGTAGAAATGACTGATAAGCATCAACATCCCCAGACGGATATCATCCTGCAGGAGCAGTCCGTCAGGATCGCTGTCCGGAATGGTTTCATCCGGCGCATAGAGCTTCCGGTTCAGATACGTCTCCGTCCGCTTTTGTACCGCTCTGGCCAGCAGTTGCAGGTAGCGCTCATCGGCTTCAAAATCCTCATCCAGCCGGAGTTGAGCTTTAATTTCTTCCACACTCAGAAGCATACTCAGCCCTCTTGACTGGTCGTGGATTTTTTCTCTTTCACCGCTTTATTGCTTTTTGCACTGGTTTCGCACTCTGCTAACCCGGTCTGAAGCGCAATCTCCTGCGCCCGGGCCGGGAGTATCCTGTCGTCGTGTTCACCGGCACGAATGATTTCAACACGCAGACCGTCTGGCGACCATTTGAGATCTTGTTTCAGGATCATGATTCCCTCACCTGTCAGAACAGGGGCGCCGTTCAGCGCCCCGCCAGTGATTACGCCGCAGCGATTTTCAGCAGCTTGATAGCCTGTGAATCGACCAGCATACCCCCGGTGCGCTTGGTGGTATAAAAACCGACAAACGGTTTGTTGGTGTACGGGTCGCGCAGGATGCGGGTGCCGATACGGTCAACGATGGTGTAACCCCGTTTGAAGTTACCAAACGCAATGGCTTTCGCATCGGCGGCGATATCCGGCATCTGTTCGTTTTCAGCGATACCGTAACCCGCCAGTGAGGATGGCTGTCCCAGTTCCAGCCCCGGACGCCACAGATAGTTACCCTCGGTATCTTTCAGCAGACGGATGGCAAACAGGCTGTTGTTGTTCATCATGAACTTCGCGCCGGTACGATGCGCCTTACGCAGCGTGTAAATCAGCTTAATGATGGCATCAGCGGTCACCGCGGTCGCTTCACCGGATACGATGTGCTGAAGTTTACCGAACGCACGAGCCTTATCGGACTCTTCGGTGGATTCATAGGCCAGGAACCCTTTCGGCTTCTTGGTGCCGTCACCAGTGGTAAAGGCAATTTCCTCCTGTTCGGCAAATTCGGTCGCCAGTTCACTGTTGATCCAGGCTTCCACGTTGAAGAAGGCATCATCCAGCATTTTCTGGGTGGCCTGCGGGTTGCCGTAGATTTCCCCCATGAAAGGCTCAATCAGTCCCAGCCTGGAAGTAGCGGTCTGGGAACGCGTGTCAGTTTCGCCGACCCATCCGGAAGCCGTACCACCCAGATTCACCAGTTTTTTATAGTCGGAACCGCCCACGGTGATCACCGTGGCCTCCTGGCGCATCACCACCTCATCTTTCAGCAGGCTGAGAATGCTGCGATCCAGCTCTTCCGGCACGGCATAACCACCATCTTCATCAGTGCCCACCTGCAACGCCTTACGCTCCAGATCGCGCAGACCGTCTTCGCGGCCTTTACGCAGAAAGCCGACGAAAGCGTCTTTATGTTCTGCAGCCACCTTGTTTTGCGCTCCACCTGCCGGACGTTTCAGCTCAAGCAGCTCTTTTTCAAGGTCGCTTTTGAGATTTTCCAGCTCGCTGAGTTTCCCGTTCAGGGTTTCCACCTGCCCGGCAAGCTTGCCCTTTTCCTGCTCAATCGCCTCAACGCGCTTGTCGTTCTTTGCTTTGAAGTCGTCAAACTTCTGTTGAAGTTCCTGCGCGACCTGTTCCACATCTTTAATATCAACCGCCATCGTATTTCTCCTGATTAGAAGTTCAGATTTTTCAGTACATTCAGTGCAGAGCCCACATCCTCAGCGTCGCGCAGGGACAGTGCGCCATAGCCCCCGGCCATGAATGCTTTGGCCTGGGTACGGGAGAGTCCGACATCACGCAGGACTCTTTCGATTTTTTTCTGTTCGGGGATTTCCCCGCGGGCCAGCGCGTTCTTGACGTCGCTGATCCGTGCCTCATCGTTTGACGGGAACGTCACCAGACTGACTTCCCAGAGGTCGATTTCTTTCAGCAGAAAGGCTTCTTTGCTCCGGTCGTATTCCCAGTCTTTCAGTACGTACCCAATAGAAAGGCCGGTTAATGAACCGGCCTTCATGTGTGCATGTGCGCGTTTTGCCAGGGGATCATCATCAATGAGCAATCGCCCCTTAACGTAAAGCCCGACATCGTCTTCCTTCATTTCGGTGTAAACACCGATGGGCTCATCCATGCGGTGCTGCCAGAGCAGCGCAGGTAACGCTTTTCTGTCACTCCACTCCCGCAGGGAAGCAGCAAATGCCCCGGACATCACCACATCATCGTGGCTGTCCTTTACACCAAAGACGGAGCCATACCCTTCAAACTCACCGGAGTCACTGACAGATTTAAGACTCAGCGGTACATCAAGACGTTGTTTCGTCTGCATTGGCGTTATCCTTCTGCTTACCGGCTTTACTGCCATCGGAGGGTTTCGTGGTCATGTTCATCGGTGTGAGATAGACATCACCACCGGGACGCGGATTCATATCTTCCAGGTCGCGGCAGTCATTGGGAGAGTAAATCCCCCAGTTGATCCCGGTGGCATAGGCTTCAAAACGGGACTTCATATCCCCACGCAGTAACGCCCCCGCGTTAAATTTGGCGTAAAAAACGCCCTGCTTACTTTTTCGTACCAGTCCGGTGTTGATCCGCTGTTCGATGCGGGTCAGATACGGCACCAGTGAATAGTTGATAAATCCCAGCCCCAGCTCTTCAATATTGTTGAAGGTGGCGCGATCGGTGTTCTGCACCATGTGCAATGGCACCCGGAACAGACGACAGATTTCTTCAAGCTGAAACTTGCGGGTTTCCAGGAACTGGCTGTCCTCGGCGTTCAGCGCCATCGACTTCCAGTCCAGCCCCATCTCAAGGATCATCGGGCGATGAGCATTACCAAGCCCGGTGTGACGCTCCTCAAAATCTTTCTTCAGGCGCTCATAAGCCTGATCCGACAGCGTCTGCTCTGTACGCAACACACCCGACGTCACCGCGCCATTGCTGAACAGTCTGGCCCCGTGCTCTTCGGTCGCTGCCGCCAGCGATATTGCCTCGCGGGCATAGGCGATGGGATTCAGCCCCACCAGTCCGTCCAGCGTCAGCGTGCGCACATGCCAGATATCCTCCTGGCTCAGTACATCCGTGGAGCCATCCGGGAATGTGACCTGATAGACCGGCTCCCAGCTACTGTTAAGCTTCGGCACCACACAACCGGGATCGACGGGCAGCAGTTCAGCCACTTCGCCAAATGCTTTCACTTTGTAGGCATAAAAGTTGCCCCGCAGGCACAAACAGGTGACCACCAGCTCCCAGAACTCCTGCGGCGTCATATAGCCATTGGGATGCGTGGAGATCAGCTTATGCAGACGTTCGCCAGTGGCTCTCTGTTTCAGGCTGCCGTTCAGGTGATACAGGTTGCAGGGCAACATCCCGACCGACTCTGCCAGCACTCTGACGCAGGAAAAAACCGCCGTCAGTCGCATGGCCCGCTGACTGCTGATCTGCTTTCCGGTATAGGTGTCGTATGACAGCCCGATAGCATCCGCCAGCTCTGCTGGCGTGGTCACCGGCGCGTCACTTTTTCGTTGAAATAATCCAGAAAAGAACACTATTTACCTCCGCCGACAGACTGCTGTGTACGGTCGAGATATCGCGCCACCAGCCACGACCAGAACATGCACAGCGCCCCGGCAACAACAAAACCCGCCGGGGGATAAATCAGCCAGGCACCATACGCCAGCAAAAGCGCACCCAGCACGCCCACCAGAGGCGCGAGAATCAGCATGATCATAATTACCTCAGTTAAAGCGAGCGGATCCCGTAGGACTCAATGTGGTCAGACAGCGTGTCTTCTTTCTCGTACAGCATGGTTCTGCCAACCGCCATAATCAGTGCAACTGCACCATCGATTTTATTTTCCGCCTGCTCCTTAATAGGCTTCACCACGTCATCGTTACCCGGAATGGTTTTGCCGACCACGTTGCCGATACACCAGGTCATGATGGGATTGCCGTCATGATGAAAGCGCCCCGATTCAATCGCCGCTTCCAGTTCTTTCATCGGATCGGACATGTTGGTGTAATTCTGGATGATAGTGACGGGATTCAGGTTTTCATCAGCTAGATCATGTGAAAGCCCGGTGGCACCAAATGGATCAATGGGGGATTCGCTGACCGGGTTCAGTTTGTTCGCAGCTTTGGCCTCTTCAAGGATGTAGCGGTAATCCACCTCCGCACCATCAGTTACTGTCAAAAAGCCCATTTCAACCCATTTCTGAAAACGTTCCGCAGTACGGCGATCCTCATTTTTCTCAACACTGTAGACCGTGTCATACGGCACCCAGAAACGTGGCGCCACGCTGTAAAAATGCGTTTTCCCGTCTATTTCGCGGGTAAATAACCTCGCCATGCTGTTCATGTCCAGCTTACGAGCCAGATCGAACGCCAGTACGCAGGGTTGACCCTCAAACAGTTCCAGCGTCAGCGTCTTATCCTCACAGTTTTGCCAGGAAACCAGATTAAAGAATGCGGTGCGGGCGGCAACCCATACATTGAGATGCTTCGTTTTGAACACACCCGCATGGCGGGCATTGTTAATAGCACGCTGTTGCTGACTGAGAAGGAAGTCGCGGTATACTGACACCCCAATGTTCGGGTTTGCTTTCTCCAGCACTTTTGGATCTGTCCAGTCATCCCCTTCATCAACCGTGTAAATCACGCCAAAAAGTTCGTTGTTCGGCACCGATCCGTTCAGCATCTCAATCACTTCGCGTCGCTTGTCGTAACACGGCCCCTCGATGTTGTAGCCCGCCGTGGTTATTGCCCACATCAGCGGCTGTCGGCGCGCGCCCATACCTGTAAGCATTGTTGTGTAGAGCGCATCCGTAGGGTGTTCGTGGTATTCGTCAACTATTGCGCAGTGTGGTGATGCCCCGTCCCCGGGGTTGCCGATCAACGGCTCGAAGCGGGCACCATCCTCCGGACGGTTCAGGTTTGAGGCATTCACCTCTATACCGAATGCCTCCACCAGTAGTGGTGTGCGCTTACACATCAGACGCGCGGGACGAAATACCTCCCACGCCTGTTTTTCAGTCGTGGCGCCGGAGTATACTTCCGCACCGAATTCGTTATCACAGGTGAAACAGTAGAGAGCTACACCAGCTGAAATAGCCGATTTCCCGTTCTTACGTGGTATCTCTGTGTAGACCTCACGAAAACGACGAAGCTTTGTTCCCTTCTGTACCCAGCCAAAGGCACAGCACACGATGAAAAGTTGCCACGGTTCCAGGGTAATCGGCATACGTTTGAACGCCCATTCACCTTTTGTATGTGGAAGTAACTGAATAAACTTTGCAGCTTTCTCAGCCATGTCTTTATCAAAGCGGTACCGAAACCTTTTACTCTTCTCCGCCGCCATATCATCAATGTGACGCTGGCAGGCCTGAATGACATACTGACATGCCGTGATTTTTCCCCGCACAACGTTGCGGGCATACTGATTAGCGGCGTTAACGTTGGGATATGATTTCCGGCTCATGAGTTGATCATCTTCAGGAATGGGTTAGATGTTTTCTTCTGTCCGGCCAGACCAATAAGGCGCTGTCGACTACTGGGGTCAAGGCCCAGCATAGAACCAGTAGAACTCATCTCCGATTCCTGTTCTTTCTTGGCAGTAAGTTCAGGGTTCTTTATTTTCCCCCCCATAGCGCCAGTTATGGTGTTACCTTCTTTTGCGATATTTTTTACTGCTCTCCGCCAGAACTCGTAGGCGACACACCAGCGCTCCAGTACAGCCAAATCCGTAACACACAGCAATCCCTGACCACACAATTCTTTGGTGGTCAGTTCCCACATAACTGATGCCAGAGGCATATCTTCTTCGTTAAACCAGTCCGGAGGAGAAACCCCATTTATTGGTGTGAATACTGGTTCTTCTTTATTCAGGGCTCGCTTTCCGGGGTTCCCGGCCAGCTCCTTGCGCGCCGTAGGCTTGGGGCGACGCCCGGAACGCCCCGCCGTTCCAGCCATATGCGGCACTCCTGGTTAAATTTCATTTTTCGCGGGTATAAAAATTCGAGGGGGCGGGCAGTCCGGAAGACGTCAGGCCACAGGGATTTACCCCGCCCCCCCTCTGGCTGTGGAAACTGGTTTTTATTTCAGCCGTTCACGAGCTGTCTTCGCCTTATGGCAGGGCCAGCACAGACTCTGCAGATTACTGTCGGCATCAGTTCCGCCATGCGCTTTAGGAATAATGTGGTCAACGGTTTTCGCCTCACGCACCACACCGGCACGCAGACATAACTGACACAGGCCTTTGTCACGCTTCAGGACACGCGCGCGGATACTGTCCCACTTCGAACCGTAGCCGCGCTGATGACGGGATTGTCTTGGCTTGTATTGCTTCCAGCCTTCGCTTTTGTGACTTTCACAATAGCCTGACGGATCAGTGGTAGTTTGGCGGCAACCACGAACGCGGCAGGCTTTTGGGATTCTAGGGGGCATATAAAAAATTTATAATAAGTAAAATAATAAAGAAAAATGCTCAAAGGCAATTACCTTGACTCAAATACAAATCTAGAAGAGATGAGCTTATCAAGCATTTTCATAAGTAAATCCTTACTCTCACCACCATTTATATATTTATTAAAGTTAGACTCGAACTCATGCCAAACTTTTTCTAACTCAGTATTATCAAATAAGTGCTCTGTCGCAAACCATGAAGATTGGCAACAATCGAAAATACTCAAAAGCTCATCAAATCTTTTAACATTCTCTTCTCCCAACTCAATTTGCTGGCTAATAAGATCTACATCTTTAAATAGCCATTTAGCAATAACTTGCTCTCGTTCATCATTGAGTTGCTCGGGGTCAATATTGACAGGCATAAATAATAGAGCTGTCTTTAATTTCTTTAATGCATTCCTAAAATCTATTTTTACTTTTGTTTTCTCTTGTTCCCGCCACGTAAATAATGCCTTGAACGCCAAAAACAAAGTAACAATAGTAGCTCCAGCACTCACCCAAGTTGCAATCATTGCCCAACAAGCCCACTCAGCAGCAGCACGGTTTGCTACAAGTGTCTCATATGCAATATAATTTTCGTTCATTTTTACCTCACTGTTAATAGTGAGAGTATTGTAACTAAAAGCATAATAACTAGAACAGTCAAATAAAAATATTTCACCTAATGAATATTATTATTCAAATGTAGATTGTACTTTTGCTCTCCTAGCCTACGAAGATCAGACTTATCACGGTTACATAGCCCCAGTGCTGATAGCAGACTTACATTCAAACTAAGACTATCCCCATAAGTCAGAGGATTGGGTATAACTGGCTGTGGAGTTTCAGCGAGCAGGTTCGCCGGTAACGGCATCGTTGGAACCTGCACGTATACTGTCCGCGTACTTCCGCAACCGGTCAGCAGCGACATCAGGCACAGGACGTGAAGCACAATCATCATCCGCAACAGCCACTTTGATATCTTCCTGGGTTCTCTGTGACTCCAGTGCGATCTGCTGTTTTGCATGTTGATTCGCCTCCTGAATGATGTTCGTTATTGCCATAGTACGCAGAACATTCGCGGTGATAGCCTCAGTAGAATCAGCTCGCTGTTCCGCAGCATCAGCACGCTTCTGCTCCTCCAGAAACTTTCCATGATAGTGATTCGCTGACCAGACAAGACCACCAGCGACACAAGCAATAAACGTTAAAATGAGCGCCCAATAACTCATCTTCATACCAGCAGCGCCGCCCGCGCCTTGTTGTATCGGACCTTACGATCCTCAATACCGTTCAAACCGCCGTTAATGATGCGCGTAACACGGTTAATATCGGCACCGTAGATCATGCAACCTTTAGAGGTGTAGAACCATGCAGCTGAGCGCGCAGCCTGTAGTTCCTGTTCCAGTTGTTCAGGTGAAGTCACCAGATCTAACTTCAGCGCCGCGCCACAGATGCGATAATTATGGAGGCCAGTGATTTGAATTAATCCTCTACCGCGATATTTCCAGCCATCACCGGGTGCTTTGTTACCCAGCCGGTTGCTATACACCAGATTGGCAATAGCATCCTGACGAGCTGCATGTCCGGATGTTCTGCCAAGGGCATCAGCCTGCTGCTGTGTGATCCTCTTTCCGAACGTCGCCACCAGCGCAGATGGCGTGTAGTTAAAATTTTCAACTACGGCGCTAAACCCCATCGACTCATGGCCTACCTGAGCGATAAACATCGCCTGATCCGCTGGTGCTGTAATGCCGAATTCCTTCATCGCCGCATCAATGTGCGGAAACCAGCGCGCAGCCAGCCCGGCGCTAATACCAGCCGCCTGCTGAAATTGTTGTTGATTCATCAGTGCCTCAGAGCATCAACCAGACGCGCCACATTACCGCGAGCCCACAGCACAGCGGCGCAGATAAGGATATTCACCATCACCACCAGCCAGTGGGATGATTCATATAAACCAAAAACAAACCGGAAAGGGACACTGGCATACACCAGCACCATGACATAGGCCAGTAACGAAATCAGGGGGCGGTGTGTCGCATCACCGCGTCGGTAAAACATCAGAACGATGACTATTACCCCACAAATTACGGCATTCAGAACTGCAGAAGGGTCATTTGCTACCAT